GCTCTCGTAGATCGGAGCAGTCCAGATGCCGATCAACGCCTGGCGGGATGCAACTCCCGTCTGAACAACATTACCTGTCACCACAAAGGGACCGAAAACATCATTGTCGATCAGCGCCCACACCGTCTTGCCGTTCAGCACCGCAAGGCCGCTAGCCTGCCCGGCAAGATCAGTAGTCACGGAAACCGCCATCTGGAAGAGGTTCTGGCTTTCTTCCTGCAGAACTTCTTCCGTCAAGACGCCATTGCGCTCGATCGTCAGCCAGACCTGATCCTGCCCGTCGACCTCAATGCCGTGAACAAGGCCACCGCCAGCAACAGGCCATTCCGATGCGGCGCAGGGTATTTCCTGGCTGACGTTCATGATCGCGCAAACAAGCCGGCCGTCCTCGCGAAGGATCCACAGTCGGTCGGATGCCATCGTGCTGGTCTTGTGCTGCACCCGCATCGTCTTGATGTCGCGTACCAGATCGCTCTGATCCGATCCGTTTAGATCGTTGACCGGCTTTGGCTGGAACATCTCACTGACGGCATCATAGGCTATCGAATAAAGCCGCCCACCATCGCTCGAAACGAAATAGACCTGGCCTTCGAGCTTGACGGGCTGGCAGTTCTTCCTGATGCCGAATTCAACGGCATTGACCCAGTTCAACGGTTTGTTTCGCTCGATGGTCCGGTTCGAGGCGAAATAGACGCCCTGATCGGTGAAGGCCAAGAGGTAGGTCGCATCGAGCAGATAGAGAATGCGCTCGCTGGTCTGGCTGCGCAGCGCTTCGAGCCGAGCTGCATTGTCCTGCGTGGCTTTGGTGTTGAGGTCGAAGTATTCCCCGATCCGCGACATGGCGCTCGCGGCCGTCTTCGCCTTCGGGCCGAAATAGCAGCCACGGTCCTGAAACAGCGTCATGCCGGCAAAGCCGCCGCGAGCAGCAGAGATCAGCGGCTCGCCTTCGGTCTCACCGAATGTCGTGTGGCTGGAAAGGACCGATGCATCGGACGTATTGGTGATCTTGGCGTCAAAGGCGTATTCGGATCCGCTCAGCGTGCCCCCGAACGTCGCCTTAAATACCCAATAGGTCGACGTCGACCCAGCGGTCACGTAGACGATCGTGAGATCATTCGTCATGCCGGGGAGCATCCGCGCCGCCGTCTGCAGCAGGGTCGCAAGGTTCTGGCGATCGGCGACACTTGCGGCACTCGGATTGATTGGTGCGTTCGTTCCGTCGACGAGAACGACAGTGTCGGTGGAGTTACCATCGATATCGAGCGACATGACGAGACCATTCGTGCTCGACGACGTCCGCACGTAAAAACTCCAAACATCGGCAGTCTTGGGATACGTACCGCCAAGGTCGACTTCCGGAAGATCGCCATAAGGCCAGGCAGATACGGCCCACGACGTATCGTTCGCCGCATTCCTCACAAGGCGGCACCCCTGCCAAAGGTCGACGTGAAATATACCGACCGTGTTCGCCTCACCGTAGAAACGCAGGTCCTGGATCATATCCGCCGTGATCGAAGCAACGATGCCTGTCGTGACCGTCGCGACCTTCACTCGGTCATTACGCCAAATATCGATACGGGCCGGCGTCACGATCAGCGTATAAGACAGGGTTTCCGAGATCTTGAGGACCGTCTTGTTGCAAACGGCAGAGACGCCCGGGCCGACATACACGGATCCCGGCAGCAGATTGAACCCCGACTGCGCAATCGGCTCGAAGCCGAGCATGCGCTTTGCACCGGAATAATACTGTTTCAGGTTCAGTTTGCCCAGCAGGCTGCGCGATAGCTGGCCGGCATTGGCACTGCTTTTCAGGGCACCGGAGATCCGCGACATCAGAACCTCCCGTGCCAGGCGTACCGAGCCTCGGAAAGAGGATTGTCATCATCGAGAGGTTCGCCGACAGGCTTGCTTGCCTTGTCCTGCGCCATCAGGCGGCCAAATTCGCCGCCGGTTCCCTGCATCGACGACGTGCCGAGCGCAGTCGCCAGCATGTCGTCGCGCAGATCCGCGTCCTGCCAAACGGGAACCGCGAGGTTCGCACCAAGCAGCGTGATAAATGCAGCCTCCCACTCAGGAGGCCATACCGTCGGATCGACGTAGAACTTGCAGACCGTCCATGTCTCCGGCTGGTCACAATAGAGCTTGCCGCCTTCGATGGTGAAGTCGCGGATCACGTTACGGCTACGTGGACCGTCGCGGATGATCAGAGGGTTGCCGATCCGTCCGCCCGGCAGATCGAAGCCGTACCGATAGCCGTTTTCAGGCGCGGCCGCATGACGGATGCTTTTTTTCGCCAGGGTCGCAAAAGACCAGTCATGCATGCCGAAAGCTTTTTTGACTGTGCGCGGCCAGACATTCGCGACGATCTCGGCGAGCTCGCTATCGTCGTCGACGGAAAACATGGGGCCGGCCCCGATATCGGTCAGTGCCGAGTTGATGATCGTCGCTTCGTCGTTCGTCATGCACCGGTCCCCGAAGGCGCGAAATAAAAGAGCCGCGGCCAGATTACTGGTCGCGGCCCTGCGTTGAGTGCGAAGCAGGCATCAGCCTGCAGCGGACGCTGTAATGTCAGATACGGTCACATCACCGCTGACCGGCACTGCGGTGACGCGAAGCTTGACGTATACGGGTGACGATAGGGCGTTGACGACGCAGTCGATGATCGAGCCTACGGAAAGATCAGGCTTTGCATCATTAAAATAACCCGCAGCGATCACGACGGCCTTGGCGTCGGATCCATGAGCGTAATTGAGCCAGCGGATCGTCCGCGCCGCCGACAACCGGATCGGACGCCCGGAATTGGTAAGCTGAGATTTGACAAAGGTCATGATAAGAACCTCGATGAATTCGGAAGGGTGAAGGATGCCGGCGAGCCGGCGCCCGGATTATCAGTTGTTGGTCGGCATGGTGGCGCGGTTGGAGGCCTTCAAGCGGATGCGCTTCACACCCTCCGGAAGCAGTCCGACAGAATTGCCAGAGAGCTGGACCTTCCAGAGCCACGGCGTACCCTTCAACTGCGGCTGCTCGTACGGCTGCATGTTCTCCTGATCCCATTCGATCTCGGAGCCCATGGCGTCCTTCGCCCACGCAAAGGTGTCGATATAGCCGGCAGGGTCGAAGCTTGCGCCGGCAGTTCCGGTACCGTAACCACCCGTACCGTAGGTGAAGACGGCATCCGGCAACGCCATGAAATGCACGCCTTGGAAGGTCTTTTTCTTGACCTTCGACGACTTGGCAAAATAGAGATCGCTCGGCCCCTGATAGTCCGCGTTGGCGAACTGCTTGTACATCATCAGCCGGTCGAACTGTGCGTAGGGCAGCGGCAGGAACATTTCGTCTTCCGCACCGGAGGCATGCAGCCGACCAGAGATGTAGACGGCATCCTCCAGCGTGATATCGGCCGTACCGTCACCGACCGTCTCGATAGTAGTCGGCGCATCGGTCAGTGTGGTTGAGCCGGTCGTGGCGAAGGTATTAAGCGCGTCGAGCTTCAGGCGATCGCGCTTGTTACGAACGGCGCGGGCGAGCATTTTCGCCAGCGCATCTTCCTGGCTCGGCCCAAGTTTGCGCTTGTCCTGCGGACGGGTATAAGCCGCCGCCTCGAATTCCTTGATCTTCAATTCGACCATGTCGAAGTTGATGTCGGACGGATCGACATCCTGCAGCGCACCGGAAAGCTCGTACATCTGCACGACGCCACCAGCGACCGGGAACTTGACGACGCCAGCGCCGCCATCACCGCGCGTCATCGTGTCATCGAGGAAACCGCCCTCGGATGCATAACGGAGACGGACCTTGTCGCGGATCTTTTCCACGAACCATTTTTCGATACCCATAGGAAGCCCTCAAAGATGGGAGTGATTGACCAAATCACCGGGAGGGCCGATTAGCCGGGTCTGCCGGGTCCGGTTAAGGATAGCCAGCAGATGAACCAGGTCGCTTCCGTCCGGTAGCGCTTCGCATGCTGCCACCGGGCGGAAGCCGTTCAGTGCGGCTACTTGCCGTGAACTTTCTCGTAGTCCGCATTCAGCTGGTCATAAGAGGCACGACTGAAGTCCTTGTGCCCGACCGTGTTTTCCGGGAGAGCCTGTCGGCGGCGCAGATCCTCGGCAGGCGTCAAGCCTGGAGCCGGCGAATTACCCATGGCCGGACCGCCCCCCGGCGCACCGCCGTTCATCTGCCGCATCGCCTCGAAGAACCGATGCCCCTTGGCGCTGTCGCCGAGCATGGCCTTGGCAAATTCCGCATCTTCCTTCGCCAGACCTTTCGCGACCATTCCATCGACGAACGCATAATTGTCGTTCATCCGCTGCTCGCGCGCCTGCTGCTGCTCTTTAGCCGGAAGGTGTTTTGCCGTGTCAGGCGTCAGCGCTTCCCGCTCCGCCATCTCATCGATGACCGGATCCATCATTCCCATCTCATGGGCGACG